AGGTTTCAATTGGAATAATCTGATGTTACAACGTTGGACTGATCACAATATGGTAGAACATCGTGTAATGGACGATTATGAACGCAATCGAACGCTTATTGATCTAAAAGCACAACCATCACACGTTAAAGATTGGATTCATCAAACTATTGTTGAAGGCACTGAGCCAAAAGAAAAATCTATGATTGGCATTCAATTCTTGAAGTTCTGCGGCAAGTATGAACTTAATCGTCTGAGCGAAATGTCAAATAATATTGCTGACATTTTCTCAAACTCTTACCCAACATGACAATATGACTAAACTAAAAGATATAGTAGCTAAATCAATACTATCTGATAAGTACTGGATACTAGAATCAAACGGTAAAAAAATAGGCACAATTCAGGCCATAGATGATGGCGGGTTTACGTTGGTTAAAGATGAACAACGTAAAAAATATGCAACTATTAATGCATTAGGTGCTGAAAATAATATCTTATTTGATAAGAAGAAATACCATAAAAAATCTGTAACAGTTAATTTAATTGGAGATTATCCAATTTCTGGCAATGCTTACAATGTAATATGGAATATTAGAAAAAAATTCGCGGCATATACGAAAACTAAAAAAAGTAAGTGTCATTATTGTGCTGGATATTTCATTGTTAAATTTCAAAATGAGTGGCAAATAATGTTTTGTCCAAAACTAATTATGGTAAATAGATATCAAATCAGTGGTCCTTATAAATCAAAAGCAGAAGCAGAAAATGCATTGAAAAATGGATCCTACTAATCTAACCTTACACATTAAAAAGTTTAACGATAAGCTTAAAATAATGAATCAGTCAGGGTCAAAAGACTTGACCCTATCAGCACAAGAAGCAAGAGGGCTACATGCTGATATATTCGAACTGTTAGCACACATAGCCAGATTATCTAACAAGCCACAATTCACTGACGATACAAACAAAGTGATTCAAGTATCAATGTCAGGTGGAAGTTTTAAGTAAAAAGATTTTTCATCTAAATTTGATAAATAATAATAGTATATTATTGAATTTATCAATTTAGAGGTGAAAAAATGAGTCGGCCAAAGCCTAATGTATTAACAGAATATGTAAACAAAAGTAATTATAAGACAGAGCAAATCTTAAGTAGTGAAGGCATCTGGGCTGTTTTCTATAATGGTCAACCTTTCAATCTTAAATCTAGTAACATGCTGGTCAATTATCCAGGACCAAAATATAAAAAAGTTGCCTTTTCTAACAAAGGACACGCCATTAATTTGGCAAAAAAGTTAAATACTTTATTCAAAACTAATAAGTTTGAAGTAATATTATTAAAACAAGGTGAAAAAATATACCCAAACTCAGTTGAATAAGATATTTGCTATTCAATCTAACAAACCGCTTATTAAGTTCAAAAATGTTATTTGGTTCAATAGTACCAATGATACTAGTTTAAGACTTACCCTGGCGGGATATAATTTTTTAGTCAAAGAATGTAATTTGAAATCTTATTCTTTCAAGTTAAACACACCTTTTACAAATAAAATGTTGTTGCAACTAGAGAGATATTATCCAACATTTTATTTTTTAATTCCCTCTAATCACATTTTTATAACGTTTGAGGACGAATTCACCACCTTGCTCATACTACAAGATGGTGATTTAAAAACACTGCTTTCTAATCTTGAAAATACAAATTAATCTTTGTTTTCCTTACAATTATTTTTGCTATTGTCTTTACCGCCGGACAATATAAATCCAGATAGTGTTCCAGTTAAAAACGTAGCGATAGGAATAATCAATACAAAAAACTTTGCATCTACGGGACTTATGGCATCTAGTGGTTGAATCACAAATATTATACTGTACAACACCACAAACACGATACCCATCAACGTCAATGCTAAACAAGTAACAATAACGGCTTTTACTCTAGCATTAAGCTCTTCAATTGTTAATCTCACACTATTTTTCTTATCTTTATCAATTACGGTAATATCTTCGGACATGTTCTAGTTTCCTTGCAAATTTCTGGCTTACATTCATGTAAGTGTCTTTTCTCTGGATCTTGACAAGGATATCTATATCCTTCTTGACATCCAACGAGAATCACAACACTTAGTATTGATAAAATATATTTAGTGGCATAATTTATCATTTAAAAACTCCTAAAATTATTAGCTATTTGTTTGCATTCCAACATCATATACTATGATGCTTATCCAGGCTAAAATTAAAATGCAAATAACTATAACTATGGTTGCTAGGCCATAATTTATTACAGCATCAAAAAATGCTTTACGTCTTCTCATTTGTTCGTAAATCATTTTCTCTCTTTTTTCTTTAATACTTCTACGTATTTGTACAAATTCTCTGTATCCTTCCTGGCCTAAATGTTGTAAATTTCCATATAAGAACATTTGATAAATTTCTTTTTCCATCGAGTGAATTTTTTGCTTTGCTATAAATGTATCAAAGGCTTCAGATGTTTCACTTTTAGAAAACCCTATTTTCTCAAACAGTCCTGGTCTTTTATTTTCCTGTTGCCTTATACATTCTTGTAAATCACTTGCTGCGTCTGCCCACTGACTTAGTTGTGAATATACATCTTGAACTTCTCTGCCTATCTCCACGGCTCTTTTTACTCCATTAAACGCAGTAGTTACCATCGCAAGTGCTGATACTGGATCAATCATATTTTTCCTTTTTTGGAGAATTTTTGAAATTCAATGTACCAGTATGTAAACTTCCTCCTTGCATTTATTTACATAATTTTTGATTTTTTTAAAGTGCTGACTTTGACAAAAAATCGGCAATGCTATAGAATAGCACCATCTTAACTCTGAAAATCTTTATGAACAGTCTTCCCATCAAAATCGGCAATGTCATCAATAGCATTGACCCAGAATTTAGGATTCCGATCATGAATGCACTATCGTGCAGTGACGGTACCTATCTAAGCTTTCATAGCGAACTAATTTCCCAACAATGGGACTATCCAGAACTACCGATTGAAAAAATCATTGACGATATTTGCTGGGATGTTGCATAAAAACAACAGACAGAAAATACGGTTAGCTATACAATATCTTCATTACCTCAATTTTACAGGAGCATTTAAATGGCAAAAGAAACTATCACCGAAAATCGTACCGTTACCGCAGTTACTGCCCGTCGCGCCATTATGGCGTGCTTTAAGCACCAACGTCCAGTATTTCTATGGGGTCCCCCAGGTATTGGCAAGAGTGAGATTGTTGCCAACATTGCTCAAGAACTGAATGGCGCATTCATTGATTTGCGTCTGGCTCAAATGGAGCCTACCGATCTTCGCGGCATTCCATTTTTCAACAAAGATAATGGCAAGATGGACTGGGCTCCTCCTATCGATCTGCCGGATGAAGAATTTGCTAGTAAGTACCCAGTGGTAGTTCTTTTCCTTGATGAAATGAACTCCGCCGCACCTAGCATTCAAGCTAGTGCATATCAACTAATTCTTAATCGTGGCGTCGGCAAATATAAGCTGCCAGAGAATGTGGTAATGGTTGCAGCGGGTAATCGTGAAAGCGATAAGGGCGTTACCTACCGTATGCCTGCTCCACTTGCCAATCGATTTATTCACCTGGAAATGCGGGTCGATCACGGTAGTTGGGAATTGTGGGCTACTCAAAATCGAATCCACAAGGACGTGGTAGGCTATGTTGGCTTTGCAAAGCAAGACCTACACGATTTTGATCCACGTAGTTCTAGCCGTAGTTTCGCTACACCTCGTAGCTGGTCGTTCGTATCTTCACTACTATATGATGACACCATCAGTGATACCGATCTTACCGATCTGATTTCGGGCGCCGTAGGCGAAGGTGTTGCGGTTAAGTTTATGGCTCATCGCAAGATTTCTGGTCTTCTGCCAACACCTGAACATGTCCTATCAGGTAAAATTACCACACTGAACACCAAAGAAATCAGTGCCATGTACTCACTGACTATTTCTTTGTGCTATACTCTACAGGATGAGCTAAAGAAACTTAACGGTAAGCCAAACGAAGAATGGTTCAAAATGTGCGATTACTTCTTCCGTTTTGCGATGGACAATTTCACAACCGAACTTTCAGTGATGGGAGCCCGAGTAGCACTAACTACCTACGCACTACCAATTATTCCGAATAAGTTGAAGAACTTTGATGAATTCTTCAAGCGTTTTGGTAAGTACATCACTAACGCAAACAATAAATAAGGTCTATATATGGCAACTACTTCTTCAGAAAAACGTATCGGTGGCAGACTGTCAGAGCGGGTAGACCCTGCCGCAGACACCGCCGCGCGTGAAAAACTAATTACCGCAAGAATTGCGCTACTTCTGACCGCGCCGTTTTTCGGAAATCTAGCAACCAGGCTCAAGTTGGTAAATGCCGATGATTGGCTGACTACTGCCGCGACTGACGGACGTAGTTTTTACTACAATACCGAATTTGTCAACGGTCTGACGGCTGGAGAATTGCAATTCCTGTTTGGCCATGAAGTGCTGCACAATGTATATGATCATATCGGCCGAACTGGTGATTTTCGTGATCGGCGTCTATTTAATTGTGCTGCTGATTTTTGTGTAAATGCTGATCTTATCGATCAAAAGATTGGCACTCAAATTAATCCGTGCCTATACGATAAAAAGTATAATGGCTGGAGTGCCGAAGAGGTATACGATGATCTATACAAAAACGCCGAAAAAATTGATCTAGAAGGTCTTATCTCGAAAATGCTCGATGAGCATATGGAAGATGATAGCAACGGATCTGGAGATAACGATCAAGACGGAGACGAAAAAGGTTCTTCTGGAAAGAAGAAACTGTCTCTATCTGAGGAAGAAAAGAAACAACTTCGTGATGAAATTCGCCAATCGGTACTACAAGCAGCACAAAGTGCAGGTAGTGGTAATGTTCCAATGGGAGTAAAACGGCTAATCAACGAATTGACCAAGCCAGTGGTTAATTGGCGCGAATTGCTACAACAACAAATCCAATCAACTATTAAGGACGATTTTAGCTGGCTTAAGCCTAATCGTCGTGGCTGGCATATGGACGCCGTGATGCCTGGTATGAAGCCAGGCACTCAAATTGACGTATGTATTGCTATCGATACTTCAGGTAGTATTGGTGAAGATGATATTAAGGCTTTTCTGAGTGAGATTCGTGGTATCATGGAATCCTACGATGAATATAACATTCAAGTATGGAGTTTTGACACCGATATTTACAATCATCAGACCTTTTCATCAGATAATATGGAAAGTATTGAAACTTATCAGCCAGCTGGTGGTGGCGGTACAGATTTCACGGTAAACTGGAAATACATGAAAGAAAACAACATTGAACCCAAGAAGTTCATCATGTTCACGGACGGTATGCCATTTGCTTCATGGGGTGATCCAGACTATTGCGACACTGTATTTATCATCAAGGGTAATCAAAATGCAGAGCCACCATTTGGCGTATGGGCTATCTATGAACGGGAAAAAGAAGCAGCCTAAATGTTAAAGTATGGCATTATTAATCCACTAAATGTGCATGGACAGAGAAAATTAGATTTCTGTCCACCACATTTTGAGCGAATTTATTTTGATATAAAAACAGATCAAAAAAATATAATTTTGTGGATTCTAGAAAATCTGGAAGGTAGATTTTTTATTGGCGAAGTTACTGACGACAAACACTTTAGAAAATGTGTTGCATTTGAAAATCATTCTGAAAAAATGATTTTCGCACTTCAACTTGACGTTATTAATACGTGGAAATAAAAATATTTCATTCTTTTACGTCGAGCTTAAATATATAAAAGGAATACATTATGTCTGATACTGATACAAAAAATACAAATGAGGTGCAAATTCCTGCTTCAGAAATGTTAACACTACTTAGTAGCATTCAACTTGCTAGTACTAGGGGCGCCTTTCGTCCTGAAGAGTTTGTGAACATTGGTTCAGCATATGAAAAATTGTTTTCATTTCTAACAGATATTGGTGTCTTAAAAAGAGCCACTGATCAAAACTAATTTTAAGGAAAAATAGATGTCCAATGTTATAAAACATGTAGGTAAACATAGCAGTAAAAGGGTTATTGTTTTATTTAAAACTGTTCCCGGCGAAGAACATATGTGCTTAGTAGTATATCCAGAAACTTTGCCAAAGCATATTCATGATGATATTATGAAAGCCTTGGAAAGTGATGCTGGGCAACAAGCAAAAGAATTTAGTGATTATCTTTTTAGATATACACTAAGTGATGGCAATAATGCTCTAGCTACCCTGCATAAAGAAGGCATGATTAAAAAAGTTCCAACCAATCAAGTAATAATTACTCCTAATGCCAAGAGTACTGTTCGATTAGATGAACTTAATAACATCCTAATAAAGTTAGAGCAGGGCGAAGCTGCGGTAAAAGAACTAGCAGAATTAGACGCTAATGCTGGATTGGTCGGCAAAAAACGTGTTAGAGAACAAAAAGACTTGGGTGAAGTAAGGGTTCCGTCAGTAAGTAGAAGTCAGCCTGCACAAGTAAATACTAATATTGCACTAAACGAAGTACTAAGTGATGCTGATTTGGCAAAACAACGTCTTGA